CAGCACTTGTAAGTGGTGATCTTTGGATCGACACAAGTGATTTAGAGAATTATCCAGCACTTTATAGATACGATGCTACTGATGCAGACTGGACACTAATTGATAACAGTGACCAAACATCTGAAAACGGTATTTTATTTGCTGATGCAAGATGGGATACAGACGGTACAACAAATCCTATTACCGGTGACTTACCGTTAATAACAGATTTGCTAACATCTAATTACACAGACTTAGATGTACCAAGTTCTGCACTTTATCCAAGAGGTACGTTGTTGTTTAACACACGTAGAAGTGGGTACAATGTTAAAGAGTTTAAGAACGACTACTTTAATGCAGATGATTTCTCAGGCAGTTTACCAACAATTAAAGATGCTTGGGTATCAAAGGCAGGTAATAAGTCAGACGGTTCACCTTACATGGGTAGAAAAGCAGTCAGACAAACAGTTGTTGCCGCTATGAAGTCAGCATTAGACAGCAATACAGAGATTAGAGAAGAGCAACAAGTTTATAACTTAATCGCCGCTCCTGGCTATGAAGAGCTTACGTCAAATATGGTAAGTCTAAACAATGATAGACGTAATACAGCGTTTGTTGTTGCAGACACACCAATGAGACTTGCTCCAACAGCCACAGAGATCAGTAATTATAACAATAACACTGGTACGTGGGCAGGCGAAGGTGCAACAGTTAATAATGCTTACGTTGGCGTTTACTATCCAGCGGCACAAAGCACTGACTTAACTGGTAGTACAATTGTTGTTCCACCAAGTCACATGGCATTGCGTACAATGATTAGAAGTGACGATGTGAGCTTCCCTTGGTTTGCACCAGCAGGTACAAAACGTGGATTGGTTGACAATGCAACTCAATTAGGCTACGTGAATGCTTCGACTGGAGAATTTACATTAGCAGGATTAACGGAAGGTGTAAGAGACACACTTTACGAAAACAAAATTAATCCGATCACATTCTTACCAGGTATTGGTTTATTAGTATACGGTCAGAAAACACGTGATGCAAATGCACCAAGTTCGCTTGATAGAATTAACGTTGCAAGACTTGTTGTTTACATGAGAACCAACTTAAACACATTAGCAAAACCATTTGTGTTTGAGCCAAATGACAAGTTAACTAGAGACGAAATCAAGCAATTAGTTGAGCAGTTATGTAATGACCTAGTTGCAAAGCGAGCCCTAAATGACTATGTTGTTGTATGTGATGAAACAAACAACACACCAGTTAGGATTGATAGAAACGAACTGTATGTAGACGTTGCTATTGAACCAGTTAAGGCAGCTGAATTCATCTTTGTTCCAATTAGACTGAAGAACACAGGTGAGATTGCAGGAACTAGTGTATAATAAAGTACGCATATTATGGGAGCCACTAGGCTCTCATCTATGCACGTAGTATACTATAAATACTACTAACAAGGAGACAAGGAAATGGCAGTAGCAAGTTTAAACAAATTTACGGTACCTTTAGCTAGTGACCAGTCGGCAAGCACACAAGGCTTGTTGATGCCAAAGTTAAAGTATCGCTTTCGAGTGAGCTTTGAAAACTTTGGTATTACAACTCCACGTAGTGAATTAACAAAACAAGTTGTAGATTTTATGCGTCCTACAGTTTCACAAGAGCGTATGGAAATTCCAATTTACAACTCCAGAATTTACTTAGGTGGCCGTCCTACATGGGAAACAACCACTGTTAACTTGCGTGATGATGCCCAAGGCAATGTTTCCAAACTAGTTGGCGAACAGATGCAAAAGCAATATGACTTTATGGAACAGTCTAGTGCGGCATCAGGTATCGACTACAAGTTTATTACAAGATGTGAAATATTAGATGGTGGTAATGGTGCATTTGCTCCAACTACATTAGAGACATGGGAACTATATGGATGTTTCTTAACTAATGTTAGTTACGGTGACGTAGCATACGGTAGTGATGAACCAGTACAGATCGCAATGACAATTAGTTTTGATAACGCAGTACAAACACCACTTGGAACTGGTATTGGTACTACAGTTGGAAGAACAGTAGGTCAGACAATTACAGGTTAATCGTAGTAACACAAGCAGTATATAAACTAAGCAGGGTATAAAAACCCTGCTTTTTTTATGAATAAATAATAGTATGGCAAACTTTTTATCAGGTATATTTCAGAAAGGCTTAGGCAGCGCCAGCTCGGTAATTAAAGCAGGAACAGGTCTAGATGTTAATGAAAGTCTTGGCAAGCAATTTAAGAATTTAGCAAATTCTGCCACAACAGCAGATTATGTTAAAGACTTTAAACATGCACAACGTATGTTTGGAGATAATAATTTTGCATTAGCGCCAAAACACGGTGCTCTATTTCATGTCAACATAGAGCTTAATCCTAATTTAGATTACCAAACTAATGAACAGAAAGTTGAACTTGGTATGTTAGCAAAAAATGTTACTTTGCCAAGTTTTAACTACGATACAGAACAATTACATGCTTACAATAGAAAAGTAAACATACAAACTAAAGTAAACTATACTCCTATTACTGTAGAATTTCACGACGACACGTCTAATGTTGTTAAACAGTTTCATGAATTGTACTTGCGACATTACTACAAAGACATGGAACATAACAATCCAGAATATGATCCTACATACGCTGTCTACGGTAACAGAACTTCAGATCAATGGGGCTATACACAAAACAAAGACGCAGAAGGTGAATTTATTAGACGTATCCATGTTTATAGTATGAGTCAGAAACAGTTTACTCATTATGTTATCGAAAACCCTATGATACAAAGTTTCAATCACGGCACACATAACTATGCTGGTGAGAATTTTTTATCTAATTCGATGGTAGTGATGCCTGAGCAAATTAGATACATTGGAGAAGGTATAGTTACAACCGATCAGGTTAGAGGATTCGGTACTATACACTACGATACAACACCTAGTCCGTTACAGTCATTAGGTGGTAGAGATACTATTATTGGTAAAGGCGGATTGTTTAACTCTATAAGTGGAATAGGTGATCAAATCCAAGACGGTAACTTTCTTGGTGCCGCTCTTAATGCGTTTAGAGCTAGAGAAACTTTTAAAAACGCAGACCTAAAGAAAACAGCACTGCGTGACATAACTGAGTTAGCAACTGATGTTGTTAGAGGAAACAATACACAAGGTAAATTTTTCTTTCCAAGTGTTACAAATTTAGTAGATAAGTTCGGAGACTCTGCTTCAAAAGATGTTACTAGCGCATCTCCTAATAGTGAAATTGTAAGTGATCCTAGTGCCTTTCGTAATATAGGAAAACAAGAGTTTTCAGAAAGAACTGCACAAAAAGAACAACGTCAAATTTCAACAGCACTAAACGAAAACCCTAAGACTCTTACGTAGGAACATACCACATGGCTATATCAAGTAATTTACCAAATAATAATATCAAAAGTACACCTAACTACTTTAAAAACTATTTTGTCAAACAAGGAATAGTAAGTGATAATCAATACGAATCACTGATAGGTTTGTTGATGAAAAGAAATGGTAATCGAGCGGCATCAGAAAACTTAGCGGCAGCGGCTATACAAGGTGCGGCACAACAAAACATGACAATGACTGATATGATAGAATATATTAGAAGAACTAACGACGTAGAACTTGATGCATTCTTAGCATTCTTCCTTAATAATACTAGAGTAGGCACAAGTTACCTAGGTATCGCTAACGCACAAAATCAAAATCCATTTGTAATTCGAACAATCCTTGTATGAGCAAATATGCACAAGGCAAATTTAACCCTACGAATACGGACAAATACTTAGGCAGACAATTACCAACATACCGTAGTAGTTGGGAACAACGGTTTATGATGTTCTGTGACACTAACCCTAGTGTAATAAGTTGGGCCAGTGAGCCTGTAAAGATTCCCTACTTTAATCCAGTAAAAAACAAGCAAACAATATACGTACCTGACTTCCTAATAGAGTACATAGACAAAAACAGAAGCAATCATAAAGAACTTATAGAAATAAAACCTCGCAATCAAACACTGTTTGAAAAAACACGCAGTCAGCGCAATAAAGTAGCATGGGTAATTAACCAAGCAAAATGGCAAGCCGCTGAGATATGGTGCAAACAATACGGAATAGCATTTCGTATATTAGGCGAAAACGAATTGTTTCATACTGGTAGCAGTAAATAAAAGAATGCTGTTTAATAAAGAAAATAGATCTATGGTAGATAGAGAAACATATTCTACCTGGCAGGGCATGTCATGGCCATCATACGAAGACTTTATTGCTGGACAGTTATTAAGCGATAGTGTGATATCTGAGTTAACACCGTTGATAACAAAATTTATAG